CCCGCCAGTAGCGGGATATGTTGAATCAGTCATAATAAATATCTCCTAAGATATACTATTTGACCCTTCCTTCTGAATATGCTTTAAGTATCTCTGGAGATAAAGAAGCATAGCGCTCAGGGTCGGTTTTAAGTAGCCTAATAATGTCTGCGCGTCTATATATTTTTTTACTAGCTTTCTCTGCACTACCTCTAGCGTTACCAGTGCTGGCGCTTTTAACTGCTTGCTTTCTAGCTTGAGTTTCTGCCTGTGCTGTTTGTTTGACAATGTTTTGTCTTTCCTTCCACAGAGAGAATAGCTCATCAGCAGATTCATGATTGTACTGTTGGTCAGCCTCTACAAACAAACGTGTCCTAGTTTTAGAAGCTTGAATCCATTCAGCAAACTTAACGTCCTGTAGAATTTCTTTCATGTCAGGATGTTTACGCTCTAGCTCAGACAAGGCTGTGCTTTGGCGATACTGATTTGTTATATTCTCAGCTTCTTTAATTTTAGGATGATTCTCAATCGCTTGATTGATAGCCTTCTCAGGCTCCGCAAAAAAATCTATTTCTTCGCTTTGTGTTGTGGGTGCTTGTTCTTCGTGTGTGAGTTGTGTCTGTATGTAATTGTCAACAACTTTTCGCAGTTCACCTACTTCAGCACTTTGTCTGCCTAGTAGTTTCTCTGCTTCCTGATGCATCCTGACAAGCTCTTCAGCACTTTTGCTTTTGTACTTATCAGGAATATCTGGTTCTTCTTCTGATGATATTACAGGTTCTTGAGTTTCCTCAGCCTGCAAAAAATCCTGTTGACCTTCCTCTTCTTGTTCCGTAGAATCAATCAGACGCTCAAGTATTTTAGCCATTATTAAACTCCGTACCTTAGTATTATGGAGAAATTTATTATGAAGGTTCTCTTATTAAGAGGTTTGCCTTCTTTCGTATTGTATGTGACTATGTCTCGCCTTAGCCCAGCGCTTAGTAGCATCTGGGAAATCTCCGCTAATAGGATCTAGCTGAGAACGTACGGGAGAAATAATCCTTTTAGCCTCAAGGCCACAGTCGCACCTAGTTGTTGTGGTACCTTGTGCTACTAAGTCTTCAAAAACATGCCCATCAGGACATTTAAAATCAAACAGCCTCTTCAAAATCCAAGCCTCCTTCGTGCTGATCTTGAAAACCACCCCCTTCGCTATTATTATTTTGAGCTTGGTCGTGAGCGTTGTTGATCGCGTTTTCTAAGTTTAGTAACGTAGCTATGATGTTCAATTGTCCCTTACGAAAGTAAAGGTTATTGACATCTTCTGTAAACTCTACTGAATTAACTTGTGCTAGGTTAGCTTTAAATTCAGAGATTAGCTGTTTCCAGCCTTCTGATCTAAACATAGCAAAATAATTGTTGTAGTAGTTTTCAAGTTCTTTAGTCATCGTATTTTGCCTTTTTAAAAGAATACTGGTGTACTATCGTACTCTACTATTATATCATACTTTTAAACAAATGTCAAGTATTATTTTTACCTACCTCTTTTGACGTTTCGAGCCATGCGCCTATTGCGCTGTTGTTGTTTTGCTTTCCTTGCAGCAGCCCTACCCTTTGGGGTATAGCTATACTTCTTTCCGCCTACCATAGGCATAGTTGTTCTCCTGTTACCATTTAGTTTTATCAGCCCAATATGCCGCAGACATTTTGCCTTTGGCTATATTCTGTGCGTGCCTTGCTTTAAAAGACTTACGCCTTGCTTTCTCAGAGGCGCTTTTAGGATTTTTCCCTGCACCACTAACGCCTTGCTGTCCAAAGCGTATAGTTTTTATTTTATCGCCTTCCTTAGCCACCACTACATGAGATTTAGTAGGGTGGTTGCGGGTGCGTTTAGGTTTATTAAATCCACTAACCCCCGCACGTTTAAGTCGCGGATCTCTTGGTTTCATCGTTAAGCAGCCTTTTGCGTTTGTTTCGTAGTTTTTCTTTTAGCAGCTAGTTCTGCCTCTAACTCTTTAATTTTAGATTCAAGCTCTTCAAACTTATTATTTACTTGATCTACTATTTGAGATAGTTCTGTACGTGTTACAACCATAGGTTCTCCAGTTACTCAGGTTTAGGGTACTTGTTTTTGACTGCTTGTATGCGAGCCTTCCACGCATCAAAGTCATGAAACATTTCATCAAGCTGGTCAGACCAACTGCCGTATTCTTCTAACCGTCCACGTAGCCAGGCTCCAGCCTCAAACGCCGCTTTTGCTGCTTTATTTTCTGCAATTAGCTGATTGTGTTCTTCTTCTGTGAGTTCTATACGCTCACCATCTACCATTTTAAAAACGTTTGTACTCATTATTTAATCCTTATGAAGTCGCTAGCCCGTAGAGCGTGAAGGTACCGCCATCAAGGTTAAAACCTTGGTTACCTGCTTGACGATATCTAATATTGGTAATAACTGAGGAGGTGTCAACCATAAAAGCTCCGTGCTCTTGCATGACCCCTGAACTTCCTTCTACAGCAAGTTCGTATTTTCCTACTTTTTTAACACTAGCTACATTATTGTACAGCCAAATGACACCACCATGTGCTCTGTCAGAAGAAGCATAAACTTCAGTTAGTTCTATATCAGCTACGTTATTTCTTCCAGTAGTGTCGGGCGATCCGCTTGTAACCCAAGAACCTTTGCGCGTTTCTGTTTGGTAAACGCCTGACGATAAATAATTAGAACCGCTATCAACAGAAAAATCCCATTTGTTAAAATCATAACTATAAGTACCTGCAGTGCTAATCCCGTGGTATACGATAGCGTAGGTATTATAGCCGGACAGCGTAATAACAACACTAGCAACAGAGCTACTAACCGTTGTGCTTGATATTACATTCCACGCTCCACCACCACCACCGCCACCAGAAGCAGCGTCTTCCCAAGCTATACCAGATCCTGTGCTAGTCAACACCTGACCGTCTGATCCTTGAGATCCACCAACGGTTAAGTTTGTTAGAGCAACGGTGCCCACGCCTACAATACCGTTGCCAGTCAAGTCAAGATTATCTCCTGATGCCAGTTCTTTTATTGCGGCAGTCCCTGAACTGTCAACAATCAGAGGAAATCTATTAGCCATGTTAAAATCCTATTGTGTAGTCTTGTGTTCTGCCAGTAACAATAAAGAATGTTCCTGACGCTTTTAGTGTAAGCTGTCCTGACCTGGCAGTAACACTAAGTAAAGATGATCCGCTAACTAAAGAGGACCCTGCTCTGTTAAATACTGCTGATATGTCGGTTGTTGAAGATCTCCCGTAAACTGGTATTTCAGTAACTGCTCCAGCACCGTCAGCCCCTGCTGGTCCCTGTGGACCTTGTGGACCTGTAGCGCCAGTTGCACCTGTAGCACCTGTAGCTCCTGTAGCTCCAGCAGGACCCTGGGGACCTGTAGCGCCCGTAGCACCCGTAGCACCATCTGCTCCATCATTACCAGCAGGACCTTGAGGACCTTGAGGTCCTGTAGCTCCCGTAGCCCCTGTAGCCCCTGTGGCTCCATCAGCACCGTCATTGCCTGCAGGACCTTGTGGCCCTTGGGGTCCCGTCGCGCCAGTGGCTCCGTCAGCACCGTCTGCTCCATCAGCACCTGCTGGCCCCTGAGGACCTTGTGGGCCAGTGGCTCCTGTCGCACCATCAGAACCATCAGCACCTGCAGGGCCTTGCGGGCCTGTAGCACCTGTAGCGCCATCAGCCCC